TCACGCGTCCCCATCGAACAGATCGCCCAGCGCCGGGGGAACTGGCGGAGGCAGGACCCGGTCGCATTCGTTTGCCAGGACGCGGAGCCGGGCGGCGGTCGACGCTGCCACCTCACCGCTGACCAGCAGCAGGCCGTGATCCGTCACCACGCGGAGCCGACCGTCCTCGATTTCGATCCCGAAAGAGGGCGTTACCAGAATCATGGCCACCATCACGGAAACTGAACCTGAAACTCGTATCGCGGAACCCCGCGCACCAGTATCTGCGTCTTACAAAGCCCGATGAACTCCTGAAGAACGATATCAGTCGCCGGAACGCCGGCCGCCAGCAGACCGGCTAATGCATCCTCTATTGCCTCTTTGTGTTCTTCCAGCACTTGCCGGCGTTTAGCCGATATCCGCCGCGAGATTTCATCCATCGCGTTCATCTCCTCTGTTCGCCAGGCGCAGAAGCACATCCGCGTGGCAGGGCTGATCGAGCGGGCACCAGCAGGCCAGGTCTTTGCCGCGAAGATCTCCGATGCCCGAGATGATCCGGCCGATGTGGCTGTCCGGGTGCGCGACCGGCCGGCAGTAAGAGCCATTCGACATGAAACCCTCGACGGCATGCGCGAAGCGGCGCACCGCCTCGGCTGCATCAGTAATGTCCGGCTCACCAACCCGCCACGGGTTGCCCCAGCGGGTCGAGCGGTCGACTTTCACCGCGTCGGCCGGCAGCCGCCAACCTTTCGTGCGCTTCAACTGGATGCGTTGGGGCATCATGCATCATCCGCATATTGGTCGCGCGCCAGCCGGTCAACTTTCCAGAATCCGCCGACATGGCGACGCAGCATGTCCAGCGTGGCCTCTTTCGGAGTTACACCCTCGCAGGGCATGATCAACTGCCCGTCTCGCTCGAACAAAATGCCTTCGACGCGGCGCGGCGGGATGCCGAAGCTGAAAGAGATGGTATCTCCTGCTTTGACCAGAAGGCCGTCACTGTCCCGGTCCTGCAGGTCCACCTGAAACCCGGCCAACGATCCGCACTTCGGACACCAGACTGCGCGGCCTGGCTTTCGCCGTCCCGTCCAGCCGCAAGCGCCGCATTCAACCGGCAGCAACTCACCCATCCTCGCCTCCTAGATCCCGACCGACGCGGAGCAGGCCCGGCCCGAGGAACACTTCAATGACACCATCCCACCAGCCGACGCCGAATACCCACATGCCGTCCGCGAACCGAATCCAGCGCATCCCCGCCTCCTCACAGCACGATGAACACGGCACGATCGCCCCAGGTCAGTTGCCGACGCCGCAGCAGTTCACCCAGCGGACCATCGCCGCCGCAGTCTCGCCAGAGGTCGACGCCATCGCAGACGGTGATCCTCCGCGGTGCGCAGCCGCGGTCATCGCGCATGTGCAGGGCGCTGACCACCCGAATATTCGGGTTTCCCCGGACCTGCTCCCGAACACGTCCCGCCTGACGCTCGTCCCGGCAGACGATCATCTCATATCCTGACATCAGATCGTCCCTCACTCATAATCGTGGCAGATCGCTACCGGCCCGAAGCACCACCAGACTCCGACCACACGGCCATCCTCAGCCACCGCATCGCGCCGCCCGAGCCGCCAAGCCCGAGGGCTGAGCGAAAACGCTATTCCCCACATTCGGAATCCCCTTCCTGAAATTCAGCCCAGCGCAGCCGATCTTCTGCCAGCAGCGCAGCCGTTCGCGGCGGGCAGGGGGTGACATGGGACGCCCGCCGTGCGGCTCCAAGTTACCTGTCGCACTCATCTACGAATCCCCCTCGATGAAACGCCAGGTGGGAAGCTGGCAGCGCAGCACGGCCGACCCCCGGAAGGCGCAAGGTTGACGCCGGTAGATGACCTTTTCTCCGGGCGAGCCATTGCGGGTCCACAGGATGCCGCCGCCGATCAGGCGATCCGCATCCACGAGTTCGCAGAAACTGGCGAAGTCGGGGAGTTCGGTCTCGATGATCACGAAAGGCGCGCACCGACCCGGAGTGTCGGTTTCCGGCTCAAACCATACCTGCACAATGCAACCGTTCATCCTATCCTCTCTCACTACTGCCGCCCGGGGCGGCGTTCCCTCACGCGGCGTCCTGGCCTCGAGCCGCTCGATCCGTTCCAGAAGGTGCAGAATTGCGGCCTGTTCGGGGCTGAGCGCCTCGGCCGTCAAAGCAGCCGATCTGGCTCGAAATTCATCCACAGCACCTCGGTCCTTTCCCGAGCCCCATCGGCATGCGCGCGGCGTTCCAAGCGCTGCCAGCCGGCCAAGGCTTCATCGTAAAGGGAGTTGGCGTAACCAGAGAGGATCACCCGGCCGCGCAGCGCGCCCAGCGCCGCCAGCAGGTCGATGTGGTCCGCGTCCGACATCTCATGCGCATAGTCCGAACCATAGTCCCGCGTTCCCATGACATAGGGCGGATCGACATAATGCAGGGTCTCTGGGGAATCGTGTGCTGCCATGACCTCACGAGCATCGCGGTTCTGGATCACTACGCCCGACAGGCGATCAACGATCATTGCCAGCGCGTCGGGGTAATTCCGCCAGTCGCGCGCCGGTGTCGTGCCCGAGCGGTTGCTGTTCGACCGGAAGCCCGTCCTGCGCTGGTGACCGTTCGATCCGAATCCCATGAAAGAGCGGATAATGATGCGTCGGGCGCGCTCGACCGGATCATATGCAGGTTCATACGCAGTGCGGAACTCGCTCTCCGCGAAAGGCGTCAGTCGCAGCAGGTCAATCAGGTCGTGCGACCGATCCGACCGCAGCACCTGAAACAGGTTTACGACTTCATCATCCAAGTCATTGTAGACTTCGGCATAAGACCGAGGCTTACGCAGAAGCACGGAGGCCGCGCCTCCAAACGGTTCGACATAGATTCGGTGATGCGGCATCTGCTCGATGATCCATGGCGCGAGCCGCCATTTGCCGCCGTGCCAGCGCAGGATGGGGCGATGCACGGTCATTCTAACCATCCCCATCGTCCGCCATTATGGATACGGTTCACAGTTGACGGCGACACTCCCAGCAATTTGCCAATATCGCGGCAAGACATCGTTCCTCGCCAACGACGAATCTGGCGCACATGTGCTTCCGATAGTTTGTGAGCGCCATGCCTCTCGCCGCGCGAGCGGCTCCCGTGGATTATTTTGTCAGCCTCGTTTTCCTTTGCGGTCGCCCATCGAATATGTATCGGATTGACGCAGCCGAGATGGCCGTTCCCGCACGAATGCGCGGCGTGATCATCAGGCCGAACAGGGGGCCCATGAACCTCTTCGCAGACGATGCGATGCACAAGCTTGGGGAATCTTTCGATTGCTATTTGTCCGTAGCCAAATGGATTTTTAGAAAATGGCCAAAGCAGGCAGTTATTGCCGCAGTAAAGAATAGCGAACTTGAGGAATTTGATAGGATCGCCGACCGATGTATTTCCGCCGAGAGGGTCGCCGTGCCTGCGGAATCTCTTGTAGTGAGCGTTGCACAAGCATCTTGCATGAATCGGCCTGTCACAGCCACAAACCAAGCAAATTCCAATTGCCGTCATTTCAGCATCTCCACCATACTGATCCGTTCGCCAATCCATTCAACAGCGTTTACTGCGAACGAATTCCCAAGGGATCGATAGCGCGGCCCGTCAGGTGCGCCGTTCCGGCCCCGCCACGGGATCATGGTGTGTTCGTCGGGCATGCCCTGCAGGCGCTCGCACTCTTCCGGGACAAGTCGCCGCACGGCCCATGGCAGGGCGACGGCCTGCGGCGTGGTGCGGGCCTCCAGCGTGTAGGAGGCACCGTCCTCTCGGAAGCCCTTGCCGTCAGGCCCCGCGTTCGGGTTCTCGCAGACGGCGCGCTCCTGAATGGCGACCGCCAACTGCCCGCCCGCATTCGCATGGGAATCGGCATGGCCCATGGCGCGGAGCGTGGGCGTCACATCGTCCTGCGCGTCCGCGCCGTAATCCTTGGCCGAGAAGCATATCGCGGCCCGGCCCCCGCTCTTGCCGCCGCCATGGAGCGCGCCAGGCACGTCTCCGATGGACAGGCCCGTCTCGCCGCCAGCGAGGCAATCAAAGGCAATGGGGTGGGCAACATGGGGGAACTGATCCGAGAGCCCGCGACCATGATCCGCCTTCAAAGTGGGGAAAACCTCCGCGCTTGGATCGGCCCCCGCGCCACGGGCGAGGTTACCCGGCTGGAAGGACAAGGGCTGCGGGACCGGCACGATAGGCGTCCCGCGCCCGGTGCCGTCCTCGGACGCGTCGAAGCCCTCGGCGCGCAGGGAGTGAGCGACGATGGGGGCTTCGTGGTTGCATGTCAGGGTTGGTCCATGATCGATGCCGATCTCGGCACCGCCTTGGCCGTGGGCCATAGCGATCAGCCGGCCGTCGATTCCGTCCTTGCCGCTACAGCCTCCAGTGCTTGCCGTAAGGCTAGAGGCAAGTCCTTGCCCCAATTGCCGGCGCGGCGGAGGATTCCCGAGCAGGCTTTCGCGGTCAAATAATACTGCTGCGGCACGTCGCCAGTCTCCAAGATATCCGACAACGAACACACGTCGCCGTCGCTGGGGCACCGCCCGAGGGTGTCCGCGTGTTCGCACGAACTGAGCGTCAAGCACCCGGTAGGCGAGGCCATAGGCTTCGGGGATGCCGGAGACGATTCCGGCGTTCTTCCAGCCCCCATCGGGGACGTCGATCTGCTGGCCGCTGATTTCACCCAGAAATCGCGCAAAGTCCCGTCCGCCGTTGCTGCTGAGAACGCCGGGGACATTCTCCCATACGAACCAGCGGGGGCGATATCGTGCAGCAATTTCAACATATGTGAGGGTGAGTTGCCCTCGGCTCCCAGCCATGCCGAGGCGAAGTCCCGCGACGGAATAGTCCTGGCAGGGGGTTCCGCCGACAAGAACATCGAAAGCTGCATCCGGCCACCTGTCGAATTGCGTCATGTCCCCGAAGTTCGGAACGCGGCCGACCTCGGGGAGTTTGGCGACGGCACGGATTGCGGCGGCGCGGGCCTTGCGGTCCTTTGCCGAAAGCCCCGCCTCGTCCGGCGCGGGCATGAAGATGGGACGGCCGGCACCGAAGCGGTGGTGCAGGACGTGGCAGGGAAAGGGCTCGATCTCCGAATAGCCGATGGCTTTCCATCCGAGCGGCTCCCATGCGAGGGAAGCCGCTTCGATACCGCTGCAGACCGAGAGAAAGCTGAGGTTCACCATATCCAGCCGTATGCACGACTGGATGCGCTGGCCTTTAGGCGCCCATAGGCGGTGAAAGCCGGCCCTTTCGACCACCTATCACCGCCGCGCGCCGGAACCGCCTCGCGCCAAGATCATTCCCAAAATGGGAATATCAGCTTGCCTTGGGCCGGGCCTTGTGCGATATTCCCAATACGGGAATAATGGAGTGACCATGCAGATCATCGCCAAGGCAACGCTTCGCGCCTTCTGGGAGCGGGAGCCCCGCGCCGAAACGCCCTTGGTGAACTGGTATGCCGCCGTTTCGAGGGCAAACTTTTCCGGGCCGGCCGATGTGAAGGCCATGTTCGGAACGACCGTCGATTTCGTGGGGGACAACCGTGTGATCTTCGATATCGGCGGCAACAAATACCGCCTGATCGTGCATTTCGCCTATCCCTACCGCCGAGGGCTGATCAAGTTCGTCGGCACCCACAAGGAATATGACAAGATCAACCCGGAGACGATCTGATGGACGTTCGACCGATCCGCACCGAAGCAGACTATCAATGGGCGCTGGCCGAGATCGCCCCGTATTTCGACAACCAGCCCGAACCCGGAACCCCAGAAGCCGACCGCTTCGACGTTCTGGCCGACCTGATCGAAGCCTATGAGGACCGGCACCATCCCATTCCTGAAGCCGATCCCGTCGACCTGCTGAAGGCGCACATGGAAGCGACCGGGCGCACCCAGGCCGATCTCGGCCGGCTGCTCGGATCGACGCCGCGCGCCTCCGAGGTCGTGAACCGCAAGCGCGCGCTCACCGTGGCCATGATCCACAAGATCAGCACCGAATGGGGCCTTCCGGCCGATTGCCTTGTCCGGCCCTATCACCTGAATGCCGCGTGATGTCCTCGGCCAGCGCCTCGAGCGCGGCAAGCGTGGGCTGGTAGAAGGCGGCATACTTGCCGCCTTTCCGGTCTCGCAGGCGACGATAGAACGCGATCTGCGAAGGCAAGCGGGAGAGTGGGAAGGAGCCGGCCCAGCCGCCGCGCGACAGCAGGACCGTGCTGCCATCCTCGGACAACCGCGCCACTGGCTCGGTCAGAAGCGCCGGAGCGGTCACGTTCCGCACCCGGCGTCGATTCGCGCGATCAGCGCCCGACCAGTTGCGCGGCTTTGCGGGCCACCGTCCACCACCAGCGCGGCAGCATGCGCCGACCGCGATGCCCTCGTCCCGTCACATACCGCCTCACCGCTTACTCCTGTCGCGCAGCCACTCAAGATCATCGGCAGGATCGCCATGGCCAACATCCGCATGGTCCATCTCCCTTCTGGTTTTCTGATAGCGCTCGAGATCGGCCTCCCGAGCGTCACGACGCCCATCGCGGCGCCCGAGGCTGAAGGCGGCGATCACCGCCACGATCAACCCGCCGAGCGCCGCCAGTGCGCGGCCGAGCCGCGTCCCCAGCAGCCAGGTCAGCATGCGACCCACTCGCCCCGGCGCAACCAGCCGTGCCATTGGCAGGGCATGCCGGTATTGTGGATAGAAGGGGACAGGGTCGGATATTCGAGCTCGCGGTCCCAATCCCACGAAGGGCCCGGTCGCCCGGACCCGTTTACCGGCAAGTAACTTTCCTCGCCGCAGCCGCAGGGGCAGATGAAGGAAAGCCCTGCCACTTCGCCATTCGACCAGCGGCGAAAGCAGATCGCCCCGGCGATCCGCTGCCCACCCCGGAGGTCCGAAACCTCTCCGACAACCACCGCCCGCTTCAGGCCACCCCCCGCAGCTTGCGGAAGGCATGCAGCGCCAGCGCGCCGATGCCGATGACGGCGGCGGCGATGATCAGCAGGTTGACCGAGGATTCCGGCAGCGCCCCGCCGACCGTGGCCATCGCGCCGGCGGCGGTCGAGGCCAGCGCCACGATCTCGCTCGCCTGGGCGATGCGATCCTGTGCCGCGGGCTGCTTGACAGGCTGGATGCCCGAATAGCCCTCGAGGGCCTTCCACGTGCGCTGCCCCACCACGCCGTCGACGGTCAGGCCATGGCGCTTCTGGAAATCGCGCACGGCCTTGTCCGTGTCCGGGCCGAAGCTGCCGTCCACATCGATCCCGAGGGCATATTGCAGCCGCCTGACCGCCACACCCTTGTCACCCGAGCGCAGCACGACCGGCGAAGCCCTGCCCGAGAGCTTCTGATATGCGGTTTCGATCCGGGCGGAATATTCCGCCACGTTGGCGTTGCCGTTGTAGCGGGCGGCGAATGCGCGCCAGTCATGCGAACGCAGCGCCGACGCCAGCCCCCATGCTTTGATCAGCCGGACAAAGGCGCGGATCTGCTCACTCTCGGATGCCGCCATGGCCTCGACCATCGCGCCGGCGGTGGGATAGCCGGCCGCATTCGCGTTGAACCCCATGATCTGCGGCCCGCCCCAGCTGCTCGCGCGCATGGCATCCTCGGCATTGCGGGCATAGGCCGCGTCGAACTTCGCCTCGCGGGCGGCGAACGACAGCGCCGCGCTGGTCTTGTAGTTGCCCTCGGGCTTGCGCAGCTTGTGAGGCTCGAACCGGCGCTCGAGCGTCCCGTCCGAGCGGAAGGGCTTGCCCGACGCCTCGATCTGCCAGACCGCCTCAAGGGCGGCGACCTCGCAACCGAGTTCCTCGGCGGCAGTAACGAAGTCTTGGGCGGTCGCGCGCTGCGCCGCCCCTTTCCAGGGTTTCGACATTTCCGGGTCTCCTGTCGGCAATAAAAAACCCGCCGTCAGGCGGGCGGGGAAGCAGTGGGGTGGTAAGGCTCAGGGAATCTTGCGATCGATCCGTTCGAGGGTGCGCCCGATGGACACCAGAGATTCCTCCATGCGCGCGAGCGTCAGGCCCTGCTTCTGCGTGACCAGCTTCTGCGCTTCGAGCTGTGCCTCCAGCTTGGTGATCTCGGCCTCGTTGCGCGCACTTTGCTCACGGTTTCGCATCATGGTGACCTCCAGTTTCGCCCATACGCCGGCGACTGCGATAAGCAGCGGCCAGACCTGCTGAATTGCGCTCCAATCAGGCATTGTGTCCCTCTTTCCTTTCTCTGTTTTCAAAGGCCAAGGGTGCTGGCCAGCGTCACCCAGCCGGAGCCGTCAAAGACATAGAACATGCCCTCGTCCTCGACCCAGCAGGTCCAGCCCGGCTTCGGAATCATCCGAAACCACGATCCATCAGCCCACAAGGCGATGCTGTCATCCCAGCCTGCCCATTCGCCGGTCGGCGCGCCGCCGACGATGTAGCGGGTGCCCGGGGACGGGCTGCCCGGCGGCGTGTTTACGGCCCGGTCGGCAGCCGAAAGCTGCACGATGCCGTCGAGCAGCCGGAGCGCCTCGTTATGGGTGACGTGCTTTTGCGCTTGCGATGCCGCGAGATACGGCAGCGCGAGGTTGGCGGAGTTTGCCATGGCGACCTCAGAAGAACAGGGTTTCGGAATAGGCGATGCCGCGACCGGCAACGGGCGCGACCTGATAGATATCGACCCGGAGAGAATCCCCCGGAGCGAGGGGGGCACCCCAATCCGCAGTCTGCTGTGCGCCGGTATAGACCACGCTGGTGGTGGTCGAGGACAAGGTCCGTTTGACCGCCGCACCGTCGAGGATATCGACCTCATAGGCCGGGCTCTCTTCGCCCAGCGGCACCTCGCCGTTGCCCCAGATATCGGCAGCCAGAGCCCGAGAGCGCCTGATCCATTCGATGGTCAGATCGCCCACCGCCCGGCCGCGCCGATAGGGCTGCACGGCATGCACCCCCGCGAAAGGTTCCAGCCCGATGGCGCGAGGCGTGAATTGCGCCTGCCGATAGGAGGCATCGCTGATCGTCTTGCTGGCCGGCCCGACCCGCCAATACCAGGGAACCCCCACATCCTCGGCCGAGATCGGAAGCTCTATGACCGCCTCGTCCAGCATGACCACGGTCGCGCCGGATGCCACGACGCTGGTCATAGCCCATTCCGTGCCGCGGACTCCCCGTAGCAGCTTCGTCAACCTGTAGCGGCCGGGCGAGACGAGCTCGGCGTTCGCGGCCTGCACGATCTCCCAGACGCCGGGCGCCGTTTCGATGGCAAAGGCATTCGCCCCCGAGAAAAGCTGCTGCTCGCTGACGCTGACCAGCGTCCCCCAGGCCAGATCGATCCAGAGTTCGTTGCCATGGTCGAAGCGATCCACCGGCCCCGAATGGAGCGGGAAGGCGAGGGAGCCGATCCGAGCCCGCCGATTGAAGGTGGTGAGAAGGGTGAAACCTTCGTTCTCATCCTCGCTGCGATAGACCGCCATCTGTCCCGGCCACCGCGCGGCTGTCGCGGCCAGCAGCGGGCGATGGGCCTGCTGGCTGGATTGCAGCAGCGGCAGATCCAGAAAGATCGTCGTCGGCGCGTCATAAGGCAGGGGCCGGGACAGGTGCGCCCGCCGGGTAACGGCTGGCGGCAGGTCATAGGCTTCCCGGTCCTGCCGAACCGAATCTATCGTGCGCGCTTCCGCATCCCCGATCTGCATCAGCCGATATTCATAGCCCCGGCCATCATGCTCGAGCGTCAGGACGTCAGTGGGATCGAGCGCCAGGCGGGATGGGGGCAGACTGAACGTCGCGCGCTCGCGGCTCACCCACGCCTCCTGCAAGGCGCGCTGGCAGCGGCGATCCGCTTCCTCGGGCGGCACGACGATGGAAAAGGATTCCGCTGCGATCCGTGTGGAATCGACCGTGGCACGGCGGGCCTCGACCATGACCCCGTCATATTCCTCGTCGTTGCGCGCCACCTGCCATTTCAGCGCCTGCGGGATCTCCGTTTCCTGCCCCCGAACCATCTCGATCACCTCGCCCCCACCTTCGCCGCGCCGGACCAGATCGGCGGTCGTGACCGACCCTGCGGGAGCCCGGCCGCGCGAGACGAAGCGGATCAGGCCGCCGGTCTCGCAGGCATCGAACCCGAAATGCCGCGCCAGCATCGCAATGGAGGATTTCGGGGATTCGATGGACGTGATGCAGTATCCCTCGACCGCGTCATGAAGTCCCGTGACGTCGAACTGGCTGTCGGCCAACCCTGCCTCTTTACACAAGGCTCGGACCAGCGCCCGCAGCGAGACGGACCCGAGCCGGCCTGTCATCCAATGCCCGAGCCGCCAGTTTTCACCGTCGACCCAAACATCTGTCAGCGCCGGAAAATGCGGATAGGGCCGCGTATCCCATGCCCAGACGGCGCACTCGTCCGATTCCACCATCCGCCCGGCATAGACCGACGATTGGGGGTTGTTCGTGCTGTCGGCCCAATAGCCGAGCATGGCCTCGATATAGGCGCGCTGGTTCGAATCGTCGCGCCAGCCGCGCGAGAAATGGGGCAGGGCGCTTTCCGAGGATTTCGGATCGAAAGACACAGCCGGCTGGTTCGAGCCACGGTCGACAGCCGGACAACCGAGTCCGGTGAACCGGATGGGCTTTGACTGCGGAACCCAAGCGGTAGCGCCGCCCTGCTCGACGCCGCCAGGCCGATTCCGGTGCTGGTTGGACCACCATGCCCGGATATCCTTGTAGCGGAACACCCATGGCTTGCCGGCAGCCGCGTCCGTGATCGGCGTCCGGGCCTGGTTGTTCCGCGCCGCGTCCGAAGCATAGAACCAGTCGTAGCCCTCGCCGCCCTCGACATTGCCGCGCAGATACCCGAGGTCGTAGATGCTGCCAGCCCCGGCCTGGGCGTCGAGATGATCCCAGCCGTCACGCCAGTCGGACAGCGGCATGTAATTGTCGATACCGACGAAATCGACATTGCTGTCAGCCCAGAGCGGATCGAGGTGGAAAAACACATCCCCCGTTCCATCGCTGGGATGATGGCCGAAATATTCCGACCAATCGGCTGCGTAGCTGATCTTCGTGCCTGGGCCGAGGATGGACCGGACGTCAGCAGCCAGAGTCCGCAACCGGGCCACGACATTATAGCCGGTGGTCGCATTGTTCCGCAGTTGGGTAAGCCCGCGAAGCTCGGAGCCAATCAGGAAGGTATCGACGCCGCCAGCCGCCGCGCACAGATAGGCATAGTGCAGGATCATGCGGCGATAGCCCCAATCCTCGCCGCCGGTCCAGGACACGGATTCATCCGAGACGCTGAAATCGCCCGCCGCGGCGCTGCCGAAGAAGGCTGCGATCTGGGCGGTTGCATCGGTGGTCTTGTCGACGGTTCCTGCAAAGCCCGGCGCAGGCGAGCAGGTAATCCGGCCGCGCCAGGGGAATGCCGGCTGACCCACGCTGGCTGCGTTGTGCGAATAGGGATTCGGCAAGCTGTTCCCGGCGGGGATATCCATGAGGATGGATGGGTAGAAGGTCACCCGCTTGCCGCGGTTCTTCAGCGCCTTGATCGCCTGAACGACAGATACATCGGCGGGCGTCCCGCCGAAATTCGGGCGGTTCTGGCCATCCCTCGATACCAGATGAGCACCACTACCGAACAAACCTCGGGTGATACCATTCACTGACCATGAAATCGGCGTCGTATTCCGTTGCTCGTGCTCAATCCCCGGCTTCAACAGACAATTTCCGCAACGCAGATCATTTCCGAACCATGGAACGGAGAGAGACACGCTCATCACGTTTGGTGCGATATCATCGAGCCGGTCGAGCGAGACACGGAAATCGGTCCTACCCTCCGCTGCATTCGAGTTGACGAACTCGCCGCTCTCCGAAGAGTTTATCGGAACGAGCACGCCCGCGACGGTGCGCACCACCTGCGTCGAATAGCCGAACTCGCCCGCTGCCGGGAACAGGGTGACGGCCCGCGCCAGCCCTTCGATGGAGTCGGCATGAGCAAGCGGACGGAACACCTCGAAGGTCAGTTGCGGGATGCGGTTGCCGAAGTCGGTCAGCAGCATATCCTCGAACACGACATAGGCCGTCCCGCGATAAGCCGGCGTCCGATCTGCGCCCATGAGGGAGGAAATCAGCGGGTCGGGCTGCTGCCCCTCGCCACCGCGATAGACCCGCATGGTGACGTTCGTCATGTCGAGCAACTCGCCGTCCGCCCAGACCCGACCGATGCCGCCGATCTGCCCCTCGCAGATGGCGATCGCGAAGGATGCGTAATAGGTGTATTCGGTGGTTTCGACGCCGCCGCCGCCGCCCTTGCCGCCCTGCCGCGTTGTGGTGACCTCTTCGCGGAAATCGGTCGCCCAGATGACGTTCCCGCCGATCCGGGCCGCACCGAACACGCGCGGAATCACCGTTCCCTCGGTCGAGGACGTGATGCGCTGCGCATCGAGGCGCTGCCCCTCGAATTTCTGTCCTGGCATCATGGACTGGATAATCCAGGCATCGACCATGGAGCCTGCCATGGAGCCAATCGCGCCGCCGATCATTGCCCCGGTTACTGCCGTGCCGAAGGCAGTGAAAACGGTGCCGGCCATCGCGCCGCCGAGGGCGGTGCCCGCTGCGCCAAGGATAAGAGTCGCCATGTGATCAGGATTCCGGGTTGGGATAGAGGAAGGCGAAGGCGATGCGGCGCTGCCACGCGGTAGTCAGCGGCTGCTCGATCACGCCCAGCCGCTCATAGGAATGAATGAAGCTGTCCGGGCCCGTGAGGATGCCGACATGCTTTGCAATGCCGTTTTCGCGCATGCGGAACAGCACCACTGAGCCGGGGCCCGCCTCAAGCGGATCGATCTGGATCATCCATTGGCGCGCCCCCTCGGCCAGCACCTCGCGCTGGCCGATCTCGCCCCAGCCGCGGCCATAAGGCGGGATCTCGGTGGGCTCGTGCCCGACGATCTGCCGCCAAACGCCGCGCGCGAGGCCGAGGCAATCGCAACCCGCGCCGATGGTGCTGGCCTGGTCGTGATAGGGCGTCCCGAGCCAGGCGCGGGCTGCGGCAATGACGATGGCGGGATCGGCGCTCATAGCGGCTGCCCGTCATTGAGGCCGCTCTTCCTGGCATAGCGCAGCACCGTGTCCTGACCGGGAATGTCGGGAAAGCCTCGGAAGTTCACGATATTGGAGAACTTCTGAAAGCAGGTGGCATGCTGCTTGTCGCACCCGGCTACGATGGTGAAGGCGTGGCCGGTGGCGATTGCGTAAACGGGCGCCTCCAGCAGAGACAGGCTGACCGCGCTGCCGCTCTTGCCATGCAGCGTCACCTCCGCTTGCCGGCCGGCATTCGGCCCGCTCGTCCAGGTGAGAACACCATGATCGAACCAGCCGCCAGCGAAAGCACCGAGGCCCGAGGCATTGAAGCCGCGGTCTCGCAGAACGCTGGTGACCGCGCCCGCGCCATTGAACTCGGGGGCCGAGAGGGCCACCTTGCATCGCGCATCGCCCAAGGCCGCGTCACAGGCATACTGGTAGGTTCGCCCGGACGCCTGATCGAGCATATGGGCCAGTGAGCGCATCTCGGCGTTAAACGCCACCTGCCCGCGGCGCACCTCCCCGATGGCCCCACGCCGCATGAGAACGCGCTGAGCGGGCGCCGACCAGTTGACCCGCCAGACCTCGACAGCCGCATTGTCATAGCGCCCGTCGATGATATCGGCCTCGGTAATGCGGCCCGAGGAAAGCACCCCCTCCGCATCCTGCGAATCCACGTTCAACTCCGAGCCTGCGCGGATCTCCGATGCAGCGAAACCACTCTCGGGCTCGAACTCGACCCCCGAGAAATTCAGTGGGTTGTCGTGATCGGTGAAGCCCAGCACCACCCCGTCATTTCGGGTGATCTTCCAGCACCAGCACAGGGTGGTCGTGCCTTCGTCCAGATGCGCCTGCATCCCGGCGGGGAGGGTTTTCATCGCCGCACCTCAATCAGCGGAATGGAAGGGATCGAGCCGAGCCGCTCGATATCGAGGATCAGGTCCAGCTGGTCCGTGTCGAAGCGCACGGGCACGTCGAACTGGAATCCGGCGCGCACTTGCTGGCCGGCGGCCGGCGGGTTGGCGAAGGTGACGACGCCGGTCGTGGTATCGACCGTCCAGCCGGATAGCTGCTCGACTCCGTTGACCGCCACGCGGACGGTATCCGCCACCGGCTTCGTAATGATGCGGGTCCAGCTTTGTGAGCCCGAGATATAGAACTTGCGCAACTGAAACTCGGTGCGGGTTCCATCTCCGACCCCAAGGGCCATGTCCGCCGGATGCGAAACCTGCATGGGCGAGCAGGATTTATAATCGGACCAATCCTTGAAGCGGAAACCGTAGAGCCGTCCGTTGCGGGCCTCGAAGAACGACACGACTTCGGCCAGTTGGTCCGCATTGCGGATGCCATAGCTGACATCGTAGACGCGCCGGGAGTTGGCCCACGAGGCGTTGCGCTCCTCGTCGCCCGAGGAAAGCTCGACCACCTGCGTCATGCGCCGGGGCCCGCCACGTGCGCCCCGGCTGATGTTGTCGGGAAAACGGATTTCGTGGAACGCCATTACCTGCCTCGTCCGGCCATGGACAGCATGCGGGAGGCGTCAGCCGCCAGTTGCGTCCGCGACTGGCGGATGCTCTGCGCATCCCGCACGTTGAAGTTGATGATGGGTGCAGAGCCGCCGCCGAAATGCCGGTCCTCCCAATCGCGGGTCTGCCGGCGGTTCAGCACCCGCTCACCGCGCTGAAGGATCGCGGCATATTCGTCCGAGCGGAGGCCGAGCGGTGTCCCGTTGTGCAGGCGAGGGGCGTTGGCGAAGTTGGCGGCAGAGACGTAGCGCAATGCGCCGCCGCCCTTGCCGCCGGTATGCATCACCGAAACAGGATTCAGGCCCGCGCCCTTCAGGGCTGCGCCGAGCGGATCGAAAAAGCCGGAAACAAGGCCGGCCAAGGGGCCGGTGATATACCGCTGCGCCGCCAGCTTCGCCAGATCACCCAGCATGGAGGTGATCAGATCGGAAAAATCTGCCTTGCCGGTTTTGACGAATTCACCGACCGCGGCAGCAGCGCCGTCGAATGCGCCAACGAGAGCATCCCCGATATCGTCGCCAATGCGCTTCGCCTCCTCAGCATACTCGGCAAGCGACCGGCCGATTGCGTTCCAGCCGGTTTTTTCCTGATCAAGCGCGGTCACGAGTTCCAGCACCTTTGCCTTCTGCTCGGCGGTCGCGTCCTTCAGTTGCTTGGAATATTCCAGCATCTTCTTCTTGATCGGGTCCGTCTCCTTCAGAACGGCCAACTCCCGCTCAAGCGATTTGATCAACTCGTCGGCTTCGTCCTTCTCCTCCCTCTTCGACTTACCGCCGCCCTTCTTCTTTTTGTCATCCTTCTGGCGGTCGATGGCGTTCTTGATGGCCTGTTCCCGAACCCGGTCGAAGAAATCCCCCATAGGGTCTTCGCTCATGATATCTCGGATATCCCCCAGGCCAGCCTCGAGGCCCCGCCGGGCTTTGGCACCGGCCGTCATGGCTTTCGCCTCTGCAACCCCGGCCATATCCTCAAGCTGAGCGCCGATTCCCCAGGCCGCGTTGCTGCCCGCAAGGTTGGTGCCGAAAAGGGTATCCCAGGCCGTCGCGATCCCGTTGATCATGGTGCCGATGCCATCCATGATCCCGCCGAGTGCCTTGAGCGCGACCGCCTTCGCCTTTTCAAAGCCCTGCTCGAACAGCAGCGGGATCGCATCGACGGCGGCGCGGATACCACTGACCGCAGCCTTGATGCCGTTGATCAGCATATTGCCGACCCACTTCACCCCGGCGGCCACCTGATCCCACGCCCAATCGAACCAAGGGGCAATGGCGTCGACCGCATGCGCTTGACGGCGATGCTGGACACATCGTCGCCCGGCCCCGAGTAGTGGAACCGGACCTCCTGCGCCCCGTGCGGCAACCGGAACACTCTGCGGCAATGCTGGTCGCGGCTCATCACGGGGTAGAAATGCACGTCGCCGTTGCTGTCCTTCCATTGCATCCGCGAACGGCGGGACTTGCCTGCGACCCAGACCGCAAGGCACCGCTCCGAAGCGTCGATGTCGGACACGTCGATCCACTTGGTGGTGCGGACCTCGGCCCCGACCGGACTGCCGCCCTCGGTGGTCAACAGGACTTCGCCGCTGCCTTCGTCAAAATACCCGTTGTCATAGCCGACGAAGCGGTCAGGCTCGGCATTATGCGCGGTCCAGACGGCCTGCGTCAGCGGCAGGCATTCGTCGTTCATGCCCTCGTAATCTGTCATCTTCACAGGTTGCTGGTAGGAGCCGATGAAGGTGGACAGGAACCGCCGACCGTTGGACTGCCCGCCCGCTTCCATATGCGGGGCATCCCAGGTCCGCAGATTGAGGATCAGCTTGTGGAAGGCGTCGTTTGTGGTGCCCGAGGTGCGGACCCGCATCGCCATCTGGCCTTGCAGGAACGAATGGATCGGCTTGTCACCGATATAGCGCCAGACCAGCATACCCCACGAGTTTGTCGCGACCGGCTCGAACAGGCATGGGCCTACGAGCGAGTTGAACACGGTGGCGCTGATATCCACCGGAAGCGCCCGGAAGGTGGAGCCGCGGTGGGTGAACCATGGCACGTCCGTATAGACGTAGTTGGTGCTTTCCTGCGACGGCGGGTCGAACACGATCAGGCCGGTGGCGCGGGCGGCGGCGTTGACCACGCCGGGCGGCGGTGCGGCGTAGTTCTCGCGGATTTCATCGGTGAAGGTCTGGGTGCCCGGCGTCAGGTCGTCGTCAAGCGGCGCCCCGTTGGTGGCGGGCAGGCTGAGACGATCCTCCGGCAGCGTATAGGCCGCGTTGATCGCATCGCCCATGGCGGCGGCATGGCCGGCGGCTGCTCCCGCCGCGGTTTCGGCGCGGTCGGCATCATGCTTTGCATCGGAAGCATATTGCCCGGCATCTGCAGCGCTGGCCAGTGCCGCCGCCGCCGCCGCGAGAGCTTGCGCCAGAGCATCAGGAACGGAGGGAATAGGAGACGGAACAGAAAGAAGGCTCGAAAGCGTCACAGGCCCGGTAGATGGAACGCTGATCATACCGAGGCGCTTTATGTAGTCCCGGCCTGTAGGAAGAACTCGATACCCGACATGCACGGTATAGCGAACGGGCAGCAATTCGCTGCTCTGCAGAAAGATCGAGAATGAACCGCTGGCCCCCAC